ATTGCGAATAGTATTATGGGAACTGAAATGCTAAAAGCTGCCGAGAAAGCAATGGAGAGGGCGCAACGATAGAATGAGATATAATGTAGCGGGTCCCATCCAGCTTTGGAAGCGGGTAATCCGCCCAAAGGCTCGGGGTCTGGAAGAATTTCAATGACTTATGCAAACATATATTTATCAATGACTTATGGAAGCAGTTATAACGCCTATCGATGACCTCTGGTGGACCGCCACCAAGTTCAGCGACGTGCTCAAAATTGACCGCCGCGTCTGTCAGCAGGCGCTGGAAACCGCGCCTTACAGAATGATCGGCAAGCGGCAAGTTTGGCATGTGCGTGAAGGGTTCGAGGCCATTTACCGCCGCAAATACGGCCTGGATAGCGCCAGTGATACCGTCAATCCCGCCAAGTTGCCGCCTAAAGACCGGCTTGATCATTTCAAAGCCGAACGCGAGCGCCTCAAGCTAGCGCAGGAAGTCCGCGCCCTGCTTCCGGCAGTCGAGGTGGAAGCGGTCAATGGCGAGGCGTTCAAGGTCATTGCGCAAGCGATAGACGTACTGCCTGATACCCTAGAACGCGACGGCCATTTGAACCCGGATGCCGTCGCTCTCGTGCAACGCATCCTTGATCAAGCTCGCGAGCGGCTATACGAGGCGATCACTGGCTTAACGGCGAAACCACAATGAAGACTCCCGCCTTGCAGCACCTCCCGATTGACGGCCTGTTGCCCTATGCGCGCAATGCCAAGCAGCATCCGCCCGAACAAATCGCGCAAATCGCAGCCAGCATTAAGGAGTTCGGTTTCAACGCGCCGGTGCTGGTGGATGGTGAGAAAGGCATCATTGCTGGCCACGGGCGCGTGCTGGCGGCCCGCAAGTTGGGACTGACAACGGGTACCCTGCATCATACTGGATCACCTTACTGAGACGCAGAAACGGGCCTACATCATCGCCGATAACCGGCTGGGCGATAGCACCCTGGCGCCGTGGGATTGGGAGATGCTGCAAGCGGAAATAGACAGCCTCAAGGAAGAGAATTACGACTACACGCTAACCGGCTTTACCGATGAAAGTCTGGCTGAAGCGGTGGATGCCACCTATCAAGCCTTGACCAGTGAAGAAGAAGCGCCACCCAGCAGCACGCAAGAAATCGATCCTGACCAATATCAACTTGGTCATCATTGTCCGCGTTGCGGATTTGAATTTAATGACGATCAGCAAACCTGATTGCGCCTGGAATCTAGCTGACTTGGCTGCCGTGCCTCAAAACGGGCTGAAGGTCATGAGCACCTTTGCCTGTGGCGGCGGTTCCAGTATGGGCTACAAACGGGCTGGTTGTGCGGTCATTGCCGCCAATGACATCGATCCTGAAATGGCTTGGCATTACAAGCATAATCTACACCCGCCTCTGTATTACCTCTGCCCGATTCGTGACCTGTTGATCGCGCAACTGCCCGACGAACTCTTTGCGCTGGATATTCTGGATGGTTCGCCGCCCTGTTCGACGTTCAGCATGGCCGGCAGTCGTGAGAAAGCCTGGGGCAAGGAGAAGCATTTTCGGGAAGGGCAAGCCAAGCAGGTGTTATCCGACCTGTTCTTTGACTACCTGGATTTGGTAGATCGGCTCAAGCCGAAAGTGTCTATTGCTGAAAACGTCAAGGGCATGATCATCGGCAACGCCAAGGGCTATACCAAACTGATCATGGCGCGGTTCAAAGAGATCGGCTATCGCCCGCAGTTGTTCCTGCTGAATGCCGCCGATTGTGGCGTACCGCAACGCCGGGAACGGGTGTTTTTCTGTGCGCTGCGGAATGACCTTGACAGACCGCTGTTGAAGTTAGCGCCGACGCATCGATGGATTAGCGCGGGGGAAGCAACAAGGGACGTGCAGGAATTGACGGCGGCGGAACGGGAAGATACTAAGCCGAGCGAAAGCGGAAAAAAATACTATTTACAAACAAAGCCGGGAAATAATTATGCTGTGGCTTGTGAACGAGAAACAGGATCTGCGGCCTTTTTTAACTACGGTAGATTAAACGGTAAACAGCCAAGTCCCACGCTGACAGCCGCTAGCGCAACACGATCATGTGATATGCACTGGTCAGAAAGCCGTTCGCTTACCTACCGCGAATGGAAGCGCCTCGGCTCCTTTCCCGACGACTACCACGCCAAGACCGACAAGATCGGCAAATACATGATTGGCATGTCCGTACCACCAAAAATGACAGAAGCGGTGGCGCGGGCCGTCATTGATCAGTGGTTGCTGCCTGAATGACCGCCCTTTCCATCCTGCAATCCGCCGCTGAAATCCTGCGCCCGCCGCGCCGGATGCCGGTTGCTGAAGCGGCTGCTCGCTATCTGCATATTCATCGGCCTGGCAGCGATAGTTCTGCTTGGCGGCCCGATTTGGTGCCGTATATGGTGGAACCGATGAACCGGCTAGCTGACCGCACTGTTGAGGCCGTCATCTTTGTCGGGCCGGCGCGAACCGGCAAAACGGCTGCGTTGATTCTGGGCTGGATGGCCTATGCCGTCTGCTGTGATCCTGGAGACTTCCTGATTCTCAACACTTCGGAAGCGACCGCCCGCGATTTCAGCAAAGACGATATCGCCCGCGCTCATCGCCATTCGCCGGAACTGAAAGCACGGCTCTCATCCTATGCCAGTGATGACAACGTATTTGATAAGCAATACCGGCATGGAATGCGCCTGCTACTCGGCTGGCCCAGCATCAATCAACTGTCCGGTCGCACCCTGCGCTATGTGGCGATCACCGACTACGACCGCATGGCCGATAACATCGACGGCGAAGGTGATCCCTATACCCTGGCCAGCAAGCGGGTACAGACCTTCCTGAGTGCCGGGCGCGTCTGCGTGGAATCGTCGCCTGGCTGGCTAATCGAAGACGCCAAATGGCAATACCGCGATCCGCACGAAGGCCCGCCGTGCAAGGGGATTTTCGGCTTGTACAATCAGGGCGACCGCCGCCGCTGGTACTGGCCCTGCCCTGATTGCGGGATGTACTTTACCGCCGCGCCCGGGCCGGATGCGTTGATCGAAGTCGAAGGAGAGGCGCGGTTGATCTGTCCGCATTGCGGGGCCGCCATTGGCCGCGACAAGAAGCGGACCATGAACGCGGCGGGCGTCTGGCTGGCATCAGGGCAAACCATCAGCTCGGACGGCGTGATAGCCGGAGAGCCGCCGAAATCAAAGCTGGCCAGCTATTGGCTGACCGGCCCGGCGGCGGTCTATCAAAGCTGGGATTCATTATGGCGGAAGGTGCAGGCCGCGCAGGAAGACCTGGACAAGACCGGCGCTGAAGAGCGGTTGCAAGCGGTCATGAGCGGTGATTTCGGCATGGCCTATCGGCCTCGCCAACTGCACGTTATCCGCGATCCGCGCATCCTGCAGGAACGAGCGGAAGACGTGCAGAAACGCACGATTCCGCCCGGCGTCTGTTTTCTCACGGCGGCGGTGGACGTGCAGAAAAATCGTTTTGTGGTGCAGGTCGTGGGCTGGGGTCAGGACGGCGAACGCTGGCTGGTTGACCGTTATAACTTGCGCTGGTCGCGGCGCAAGGGTGGCAACGACGAGCCGGAGCCGATTGATCCAGCGGGCCGCCTGGAAGATTGGGCGCTACTGATCGATCAAGTCATCCGCAAGCCCTATCCGTTTGTTCATGACGAAACGCAAGGACTGGCGCCGCTGATGACGGCGGTGGATTCAGGCGGCAAGGCCGGCGTCACCGAGCGGGCCTATTTGTTCTGGCGGCAAGCCCGCCGTTCCGGCGCCAGCCGCAGCTTGATGCTGGTCAAGGGCGCATCGTCCAAAGATGGGCCGCGCATCTCTAAGACTTACCCGGACGCCAGCAAGCGGCAAGATCGCAAGGCCAACGCACGCGGCGAAATCCCTGTGTGGCTGCTCAATACCTTGATACTGAAAGACGCTCTGGCGGCGGACATGGAACGTACTGAACCAGGACCGGGTTATATCCACTGGCCGGCCTGGCTGGGCGGCTGGTTTTTTGAAGAATTGACCGCAGAAGTGCGCACAGCGAAAGGCTGGGAGAATGCCGGGGGCGCCCGCAATGAAGCAATGGACCTAATGGTCTATAACCAAGCCGCTTGGCTTTGTCTGCGCGCAGAACGGTTGGACTGGAACAATCCGCCCGCCTGGGCGCAACCGATTCGCTCGGCGATCCCGATTAAGTCGGGGGAACCTGCCGCCGCATCCAAACCGCCACCCAAATCGAAGCCGACGCCGCCCGCTGGCGGTGGATTTATCAATCGACCTGTTGGAGTTCCATGGATACGTTAAACGGCGCGGATTCCAACGCCCGGATGAGCGGCTTGTCCGCTCGATCCGATAGTTAGCCCTTCGAAATTTCCGAGAAATATTTTTGAAAAATAGTTGACAGTCTACCGGATTGGTGTATACTAACAATCAAGAAGTTAGTGAAACCAACCGGAGAGAGAGAAGATGAACTTGATCGAAAGCATTGTCAGGAATCATCGCCGTATTGAAATCCACAATCGCAATTGTGGTGGGTTAGGGTCATGGTACCAAGTATCATTTTCTGTAGAAACTTGGGGCTGCGGATGGAAACATGCCGGGGTTAAGACTTTCGCCAAAGAAGCAAGCGCCAAGAAAGCTGCGGAACTATTTTTGAAATGAAGAGTTCTCACGGCGGCCCCAGGGACGGGGCCGGACGCAAGCCGATTCCGGCGACGCTCATGAAGAGCGTCAAGCTTACGCCTGCCCAATGGGAACGGGCGCGTCTTATCGGCGATGGCAACTCGGCGGAGGGTATCCGCCGCGCCCTGGATGCGTGGCAGGCTAATAAGTAGATAACCCGCAAAAACGAGGTATTATGGAAAACTGGCACCACCCCACCGGAAACACTCCAAAAACTGTAACGCTGGTTTGTCTCGGCCCCTCCCGCAATGCCTATGTCGGCGGGCTATTTGAGCATGATCTTTCGGAAGCGTGCATTGGCGCTGATGAAATCTGGACGCTCAACCGGGGTGCCAATGTCTTTCACCATGACCTGCTCTGGGTCATGGATCATATCCAGGGGGAAGCCGACAAGAACCCGCGCTACGGCGCCTCGCTCTGGCACCATGACAAGCCGATCATCACCAGCGACGATCTTGACGGATGGCCGGCGCATGTCCATGCCTATCCCTTCAAGGCCATTTGGAATTGGCTGGCTGAGACGATCAATCCGATGCACGGCGATTGGTTTCACAACTCGGTGGCCTACATCGTGGTCTATGCTGCCTTTATCGGCGTCAAGGAGCTGCGTGTTTTCGGCGCGGACTATGCCAGCCATAGCAGCGGCGTGGTAGAAGACGGGCATCCCTGCGTCGCCTACTGGGTCGGAAAAATGGAAGCGGCGGGCCTGATCGTCAAAGCGCCGATAGAGAGCCAATTCCTCGGAATCAATCAGCGCGGTTGGCTGTACGGCTATCGTCACGACCCGCGCACGATACCCAGCAACCGCAAGCGGTTTCGTGACCTGGTTGGATTGCCGCCTGAAGCCGACAGCGTGAGTTTATGGAGTGGCGAGCGGCAAGTCGCGCCGACTCTGGCCGGGATTCAGCCCGATCATGTCCACCGCTATCAATGGGCGGCCAAGAAGGTTACGGGAACGGTCTATGATCTAGGCTGTGGGATTGGCTATGGGTCGGCGGTACTCGCAGATGCCGAAGGCGTTGAAAAGGTCTTTGCAATCGACCGCTCGGCTGAAAGCATTGCGTATGCCCAGCAGCATTATGCGCGAGAAACCATCCAGCATGTGGTTGCGGATTTAAGCCAGCCTGGGCGATTTGTCTATGATGGCGATTGGGCCGTGGCATTCGAACTGGTGGAACACTTGGTAGACCCGTTGTCGCTGTTGCGGGATTTGCCAGTCAAGCACCTGATTCTCAGCGTCCCTAATGAAACCGCCGTGCCCTATTCTCCCGAAACCGCGCCGCACCATCACCGGCACTATACCCGTTTTGACTTGGTGCGTTTGCTGACTGACGCCGGCTGGCGTGCTGTCTATTGGCGGTCGCAGATGGATCGAGAGGGGCAGGTTATCGAGTACCGCGAGGATTGTCGAACGATCATTGTAGAGGCACAACGATGCACAGATTCATCCATTACGACGACCGCGACTGGGGCCTGACCGAATTGGCGCGGGCCTATCAATTGGCTCCGACGACGCTCTACCGCCGGCTGGAACGGTTTGGTGAATCCGCCAGCGGAATCCATAGAGCCTTGGCTACAGGCATCGTGAGCAGGGAAGCGGCGGGGCGGCTCGGCGCTTCCCGGAGTCCGTGGCGGTATCAGGGCCGGGTCATCGCTTCTAGCACATCCGGGTTCCCGTCCAGATAATGCTGCACGGCCACTAAGACTTCGCGCCGTCCATGCAAATAAACCCGGGTGAAGTTGAACTGGGATTGACTGCTTTCAGCCCTCAGCAATCCGCCGTCGCATTCGCCGATAGCTGCTTCCAAACAAAGCCGCAGTGCGGCATATGGATCGGATTCAATCTTAATAGTCTCTGGTTTCATAAAATCCTCGATTCACTATTGATTTCACTGGATAGAATAGCATATATAGGAAATTCCAAAACCTATAATGAGGCGCGTATGACTTTCCCTGTGAGCGAAGTATCGTTGGATGAATTGGTTGAATCTCTGGGCAGCATCGAGCAGGAAATCCAGCAGCGGGTGAAAACCGAATTGGCCGAACTCGATGCGCGGCGGGAGGTGTTGTTAACACTGTTGAGTAGTGAGATTGTTGAATCTAGTTGCAAGCGATCCGAAGAAACTCCAAGCTATTCTGTTGTATATCCGCCAAAATACCGCGACCTGGCCACCGGCAAAACCTGGAGTGGCAGGGGCAAGCGCCCAAAATGGTTTGATTCCGAACGGGCTGATGATTTCCTGATCCCAGCCTAAACTCCGTCAATTCCAAAGACCCGCCACACGGCGGGTTTTTTATTTCCACTTGACAGGGGGAACATTGCACGCTTAACCAACGTGCATGAGTGAATTTACCGGCATTGCCCTAGCAACCATCAGTGGTTGGCTGACCGAGGCGCAACTCGCGCTGCACGATCTATCGGTTGGCAAGAAGGTCGTGAAGATCGGCAGTAGCGATAAGCAGCTTACTTTCACGCAGGCTGACATCAGGCAACTGCGGTCGTATGTCGGGCGGCTACAAATGGAGATTGCCATCCGCGCCGGCCAAACCACCGCCACTCCCTATTCGGTAGCAACATGGACCCGCTGACTCAAATTATTGCCTGGATTTCCCCATCCTGGGCTGCTTCTCGTATTCGCGGGCAAGAAGAAATCAAGCTGCATCAGGCCCGCCTCAAGGCAGCGCAACGCTATTACGACGCCGTGGCGATCACCGCCCAGCGCCCGCGCCGGGGCAACAATGCCAGTGCTGATCTTGTCATGGACAACGCGCGGGGCAACCTGCGCCAATTTGCCCGCTGGTTAGACGAGAACAATGATTTAGCGGTTGGCATCCTTGATGACCTCGTGACCAATGTCGTCGGCTGTGGCGCCGGCATGGAACCAATGGCCGTCAAGGGCAAGGAGCGAGAACCCGCTACCGACCTCAACCGGCAACTGGCCGACTTGTGGGCGGAATTCTGGCAAGCACCGGAAGTGACTGGGGAATTGCCGGGGGCGGAAGTGGAACGGCTGCTGTGCCGCTCCTGGCTGCGGGATGGCGAGGTTTTCGTCCACCACGTTACCAAGTCCATCGCTCCGTTTTCCTCGCGCGTACCCTATGCGCTGGAATTGCTGGAAGCGGATTTTGTGCCGTGGGACATGTTCCAGCCCAAAAGCAATGTAACTCACGGCATTGCGAAGGACGGCTGGGGCCGCCCGGTCGGTTACTGGGCTTATCGCCAGCATCCGGGCGGCAATATCTGGCAGTCCAGCAGTGACATGGTTTGGTTGCCCGCCGATCAGGTGCTACACCTCAAGTTTGTCCGCCGCCTGCACCAGACACGCGGGGCCTCACTGTTCCATGCCGTGCTGACCCGGCTGGATGACCTGAAGGACTACGAAGAATCCGAACGTATCGCGGCGCGAGTCGCAGCGGCCCTGACTGCCTACATCAAGCGCGACTCAGCCTTGAGCGATGTCGTGGCGGCCACCACCACGGATGGGGAAGACAGCACCACAACAAATCGCAGTTTCAGTATGTCTCCAGGGCTGGTCTTTGACGGATTGCTGCCCGGCGAGGATGTCGGCGTCATCGACCCGAAGCGCCCGAATCCGAACCTGGAAACCTTCCGCAATGCCATGCTGCGGGCGGTCGCGGCGGGCACGGGTACTAGATTTAGTAGTATCGCCAAGAACTACAACGGTACATATAGTGCCCAGCGCCAAGAATTGGTGGAAGCAGTCACGCACTACCGGCGCTTGTTCGGCTACCTCAAAGTCAAGCTGTACCTGCCCGTCTGGCGGCAATTCGTGGATGCCAGCCGCCTGGCCGGCCTGATCCGCGTGCCCGCTGGCGTGGATGAAGCCAGTCTTTACCATCCAGAAGTTAGGGCACCGAATATGCCCTGGATTGATCCTAAGAAGGAAATCGAAGCCTTCGCAATGATGGTCGAGAATGGCTTCCGGTCCCGCTGGCAAATCATCCGCGACCTCGGCGGCGATCCCGCGACCGTGGACGCACAACTGGAAGCGGACCCGCTGGATATTCGCCCAGTTCCGGGCCAGCCCGCCGCTGAAACCGGTCAGGCCGGTTCGCCAGAGCCGCCAGAACCGGAAGAAGATATAGACGAAATGGAGGAAGCCGCATGAACGCTGCTTGTGGTGGCAAGAAAAAGAAGGGCAAGCCGAAATGACGACTCGTGATTTTACCGGCCTGACCGGCGCCCGCTTTGAGCGCGAGGTGACGCTGAATGTCCGCGAAGCCAATGCGGAAGCGCGCACGGTGCCGGCTTCCCTGTCCAGCGAAGCGCCGGTCGCGCGCTGGTTCGGAATGGAAGTGCTCTCGCACGAAAAGGACGCTGTAGATTTGAGCCGCGCCGCCGAGGGCTTGCCGCTGCTGTTCGGGCACAGCCATGATCAGCCTATCGGCATTGTCGAGGGCGTTCGGCTCAAGGACGGCAAGCTACGCGGGCTGTTGCGCTTCTCGAACAACAGCCGCGCCAGGGAAGTTTTCCAGGACGTGCAGGATGGGTTTTTGAAGAACGTCTCCATCGGTTACACCGTAGACCGCTGGGAAGAATCCGCCGACAGCGATGCAATCCGGGTGACCGGCTGGACTTTGCTGGAGGCGTCTGTTGTAACCGTCCCCGCTGATGCAACGGTGGGAATCAATCGCTCTCTAGGAGCTAAAACTATGGCCGACGAAGCAAAAGCGGTTGATGCCGCCGACGCCGCCCCTGTGGTGGATATTACCAAAATGAAGCGCGACCATCTGATTGCCAAGAAAGCGGGTAAGGCTGAGGCGATCCGCGAGGAACGCACGCGCATCGCTGACCTTCAGGAACTCTTTGATCTGGACATCATCCCGCGCAACGATTTCTATGCCAGCCTGCGCGCCCGCGCCGTGGATGAAGGCTGGGGCGTGGAAGCCGCGCGTAAGATTCTGCTGGACGTGATGAGCGGCGAAACGGAACCGGCCGTGGAGTGGGCGCAGGTCAACGATGATCAGGTTGCGGGTCGCGGCGTTCGCACCCACGAAGGCCGCCTGCCGCCCGTCGTCGTGCCCGCTAAGCCCGGCAATCAATCCCGCACGCTGGGCAGTGTCCAGATGGGTGAGGATGGCCTGGACAAATTTATTAAGGGGGCCGAGGAAGGGCTGATGGTGCGCTCCGGTCTGGTCTCCGACAAAGAATCCATGCGCAAGGCCCGCGAAGGCGGTCTGTTTGGCAAGAGTCTGCGGACATTGGCTGGTGACTTCCTGCGGCTGAAAGGTGAAGCCACCGCTTCCCTACCCGATGATGAAGTAGTCTCTCGCGCCATCCTGACCCGCGCGGTCGGCCAGACCACCAGCGATTTCACCTATCTTCTAGGCAACGTCGCGAACAAGGCGCTGCTGGTCGGTTTCGAGGAAGCCCCGGAAACGTGGAGCACCTGGACCCGGCGCGGGCAATTGCCCGATTTCAAGACCGCTGACCGTATCAACATGAGCGGCTTCACCGGGCTGGCGGAAGTGGCCGAAGACGGCGAGATCACCTATGGCAAGTTCACGGATCGCAAAGAAACGATCAAGTTAGTGCAATATGCCAAGAAGTACCGCATGTCGCGTCAACTGATTATCAATGACGATCTGGGTGGTTTGACGCAAGTGCCGCGCATGATGGGCCGGGCCGCCAATCGCAAGATCGGTGATGTGGTCTATGCCCTGCTCAATGGCACCGGCCCGACTTTGACTCAGGATAGTACGGCGCTATGGGATACCTCCACCCATAAGAATTATGTCGCTGCGGCAACTGCTCCTACAGTCGCTACACTGACGACTGCCACGGCGGCAATGGCGAAACAAACCGACCCCAACACCAGCGCCGTGCTCAATATCCGCCCGCGCTATCTGGTGGTGCCGGTGGCGCTGGAAACTACCGCCAGGGTGCTGATGGCGGCCCAGTATGATCCTGCTGGCACGGCGGGCACCTTGCCGCCCAATCCGTTCAGCGGTCGGTTCGAGGTCGTCACCGACGCGCGGCTGGACGGCCAGACTTACGGTGCCTATGCCTGGTATCTGTTCGCCGATCCCAATGTCTACGACACCTTTGAAGTCGCATTCCTCAACGGCATTGCCGAACCCTACTTGCGCGAGAACCAAAGCTGGGACTTGCAGGGCGTCGAATACGTCGTCGGCATTGATTTCGGCGTGTCTGCTCTGGACTTCCGGGCCGTGCATAAGTATCGCGGCAACTAATGAAAAGACGCCTCGCCTTCTGGCGAGGCTGTCACGAATTTACTACTGGAGATTGATCATGGCTCAAAGTCTACAAGACGGTGAAGTTTATCAGTACACCACCACCGGGGCGGTGGCCAACGGCCAACTGCTAGTACTCGGTCGTATGGCCGGAGTTGCCCTCAATGCGGCGACTGGCGCCGGCCAGAAAATCGGCGTGGCGTTGGAAGGCGTGTTTTCGGTTGCCTCTGTCGCCACTGGGGCCAAGACGGCTGGCCTGCGGGCGATGTACCGCTCCACGGGTTCGCAACTGAAGGTTGTGACTGTTTCCGGCGTGGCTGGAACCGGGAAATACACCATCGGCAATATTTGGGAAGCGGCGGCCACGTCTTCCACGACAGTCAAAATCCGGCTGATCGGTGGCCCGATTATCGCCACAGCATGAAGGAGTGAGCGGCGATGAGCGCAATTCCGGCATGGGCTTATCTCACGAATGGCCTGGAAGATTTGGCGACTGAAATCTATGCCATTATCGGCTGGGAATAGCCAGTAATGCCCGCATCGTTATTTGATACGATTATGCGAGACACGGCAATTCCAGCACTGGAAAACGTGTTCGGGATTGCCGCGACGCACACCAATTCTTATGGCGACGAAATTGCAGTGACGATTATCCTGCAATCCGAATTAGTGCCGACGGGAGAATTCGGCGAGCGGATGGAAATGCGCTATACCATCGAACTTGATAAAGCTCTGGCTGCGTCTATCGGCGATACTTTCTCGGTAGAGAATGACCCGACCGACGAGGATGCTAATCCCGATCCGACGCTCTGGAAAACCACGCAATTATTGACTGACGATGGCTATCTACAGAAGTTCGCGGTGATTGCAGCATGAGCGCCAAGGCGGCCATTGCCGCGCTGAAAGTACAACTCGCAACGGTCTATACCCCATTGACCGGGCGTGCGGCGTTAGAAACGACCAGCGCCACCTTGCCGGTCATTACGATTTACAGCACTGGTGATTCTCGCGCCGCTGATCAAGATTACAGTGATCTAACATTCACCCGGCGGGTGACTATCGAAGCCAAGGTCACAGCGACCGCGACCTATGATAGTACGCTGGACGATGCACTAGCCGCGATTCGCGCTGTGATTGACCAGGATGCTTTGACTGGCGCCTGGTGGGGCGGAAATGCCCTGCGCGTGCAGGAAACTAGCGCCTCATTTTTCGCACCCGCGCCGAATAGCAACGAGGCGGTTTTGCAGATTAACCTGGAATTCGATTATCGCCCATGATTTCGCTGAGTGTTTGCACTCCGACCAGCGGCCTATTAAGAGCCGAATATGCGCTGTCTCTGTCGCAGTTCTGCATGAATTTTATGGTGGAAGCGGTTGATCCGAATGAACCGCGCCAGCATATCGTATTGCGCCAATACCAGTCTTCCAGCATTAGCAATGGGCGGGAATATCTGGCGCGCACTGCGCTGGACGAAAGCGCGACGCATATCCTGTTCATTGACGACGATATGAGTTTTGCGCCGGCAGTTCCGATGATGCTGCTTCGCCGGAAATTGCCGCTGGTCGCTTGCAATTACCGCATTCGCTTTCAAGGGATGCCGTTTTCTGCGTTCGCGCCAGACTTCCAAACCCGAATCGAAACCCGCGCCGATTCGCCCGATTTGGAGGAAGCCGGCGCTGCTGGTTTCGGCATGTGCCTAATCGCCCGCGAGGTATTCGAGGCCATTCCGCAGCCCTGGTTTCCAATCCAATGGGACGCGGAATCGGGAACGTACTCGACAGAGGACACCCCGTTTTTCTGGAAAGCCCGCGAGGCGGGTTATCCGCTCATGATCGATAATGCGGCCAGTCGCCTGATTGGCCATCATGGCAGTTATTGTTACCGCTGGGATCAGCCCAGTTGATAGGAGCTTAATATGGCCGTTTTGACCGCTGCTGCTGTTTATTATGAGAGCGCCCAAACCCCGGTGGCGTTCGCTGCGATGACCGGAAATACTGCTCGCACCACCTACAGCTTGACCTCAAAGCCTTGGAGTTCAGTCGTCATTACTACGGGCGTCGATCCTTATACGGTCGGGCCTTATGGAGTGATGACCGGCGGCGAGGTCACGGCAGGGGTAGCCAGCAATTCAGTGCGGCTGGCTGCCATGACGGCGATGATGCCTGCCGTGGCGAGTGCCAGCGCGACGACGGGCGTAGTGACGG